GGCTGCTTTATCACGCTCTTTCTGGATTTGTTTTTTATCTCTCATAATGTTCTTAGGAACACCTAAAAGTTCTGCTCTTGATCTAATAGCAGCATCGTGATCAATATTATCCATAATCTCTGGAGCAACCTGTACTAACTGAGCAGCCATTTCATATAAGCGCTCTACAGCCACAGCCTCTTCCATTCTTTGAGATCTAGCCAATGGGCCGACATATTCAATATCTAAATCAAGTCCATCTAAAACTTCTGGTGCCGGTAAGAACTTATTATGCCTTTGCATGATTGAAAAACACCTCTCAATTAGAGGGTTTAAGAATTCTGTTTGGAACCTTCCTAATGTTGGGCCAAGAAGTCTTTGCATCAACTCATACCTTACTTGCACTTCGGTTGCCGTCATCTGAGGCCCTTGTTGCAACTCTAACTGATCTGAGAAGAATGCTTGCTTAATAGCAGACCTTAATTCTGTTTCTTTCATATCAGAAACATCGAATCTAGCGCCTATATCCAAAGGTTTTACAGCACCACCTCTGCGAACTACTGTTATTCCTGAAGGAGTGGTTCTAACTTTACCTATTACTCCATCATCCTCTACAGTTAATGGTGGGTCAATAACTTTTGCCCAAGCCTTTAAACCTAATTCTACAGCCTTGTTAAGGGTTTTTATGTCAGGTAGTGCATTATAGGCGGGCGACCTTCCATACTCCTCACCGGATGCTTTTGCCCATCTAGTGACCAAATAAGGCATTTCGTTGTATCCGCCAGAGTGAACAATATGTTTATCTTCAATACATATATATATAGAAATCCAAGGTAATTTTGTATCCACTTCACCGTTGTATTCTTCTGTTGGCATAACACAATGGACAAAATTAAACTTATGATCTGGATTTTCATCATACATCTTGTCTATTTTTTCACCGACATTATCTCCCCATCGTTGTTTTGCTTGTCGTGCCGTATATGGGAACTTACGATAAATTGTGTCGATACTACCCTTATGATTCTCAGATATATAATATTCAGATATATGTAAAGTCCTGAAGTTCATATTGCCTTCATTTTCCTCTACTTCTACGCAAGCAGTTCCGATTGAACATATATCCAAATAGAATTCGTGAACCTCGGTATTAAAATTAGAAGATCCAAATGCTTTATACATTCTATTGCGACAATCTTCTAGCCAGACAGCAACATTTCGATTTTGATTAAGATCCTCATTGCGAACCCTTAAATGAAACCAAGGTAATGAAGCCGATGTTAATGTACCTTGTAAGGATGCTGCTAAGAGTGTATTGGCATGAATAGCAGAAGAATCGAATAATTTCTCTGTTCTCTTTGCGCCCTTATTATAATTAACTTCAACTTCAGCTTTTCTTGGCATGACATAATCTAAGATTTCTTGCCAATGCTCTCCCCAAGTATTTTTCGTTGACTGTAGCCTATCAAGCCTTTTTAGAATTTGTTCTACTGCCATAGTAATTCCTTATGTTTTTTTACCACCACCTAGAAGTGTTCTTTTTTTAATATCAGCATCTGTAAGATCACCTTCAGCAGAAGTTAGGATTAATGATCTATAACCTTTCTTCTTGTTGTTTATCTTGTCTGTTTGAGTAAGAAGTTCTTCTTTTTCTTCTTTTATATCTTGCTCAAGAATATCACCCTCTTTTTCTCTAGCTTCAGCTTCAGCTGTATAGTCTACTGGTGGTGGTGGTGTTTGAGGTGTGTTTTTTGATCCCATGTTAATCTCCTAGCCAAGAACATTCTCGTCTTAGCATACCATAAATAAAAGCATCTTTCCCATTAGATGAGCATTCCCTGACTCTACCCTCTTTTGTGAATCCCAATCTGCGTAAAAACCTAACAGCATCACGGTTATCAACCTCTGTATAAGCAGATATTCTGTGACACTTTAGTTGACCGAATGGATAATAGAATAATTGCCTTAAAACCCTCTTAGAGCAAACCCCTGCCCTATCTATTGCACCAGAAAAAACAATATCTTGTTCTCGATACTCTGAAAACACAACACCGCCCACTAATTCATCACCTTCATACATACCAAAAGCGACATTTGGGCCAAACCCTTTTAAATTAACTTTTCTTGCTACCCAGTTACTAACTACCGTTCCGGCATTAGGTACAACTTCAATCATGTTTTCCTGCTCAGTAGAGAACTACTCTCTATTTCTTCCCACCTTTTTCTGTCCTGTAAAAGACCGAGTTTGGGATCTGCTTTACCTTCATTGTTTTTAGCAACCATAACATCTTTGTTTTCATCGATTTTCTTAACTGTTTCTTTATTCAGTTCATCACGATCAACTGCTTCTGTTACTGGTTTTGCCATTGGCACCACTGGTGCTGGTGGATCCTTCTTACCCATATCCAGATCCTAATAAAGTTCTTTTTTTGATGTTTACTTCTTCATCCAAGCCAGTGTAATTCTTGTCTTGTTTTTTCTTAGTAAGAAGCGTAGGTGTTTTTTCTACCTCTTCTGTTTCAACATCAGCCAAAATAGGTTCTTTCTCGGTTGTCTTTTCAGCTACTTTTGTTTCCTCTACTACAGCTGCTTTTTCCTCTGCAGCTTCTTCAACAACAGGTTTTGCTGCTGGTGGAGGTGCTGGTTTGTTTTTTGATCCCATAAAACTCCTTTTTATACAAACATATTAAAGTCACTTTCAGCCTTATATTGGCGTGGTTGAACATCATGTGTTCTTGCGTGTCGCAATGATAACACAGAATACCTAATAGCCGATATTAAGTCATCTTTAAATGGAATTATTTTTCCATCCTTCCTATGATACATTCTAAACTCATCAAAAACTTCCTTTTGATTATCAAATATCTTAAATCGACCTGTTTTCATTCTTTCGAGCATTTCCATTACACCAGCTTCCACTGAAACACCACCAGTTCCTTCAGCCAAACCTTCAGCGGGCGGATTAGTAAACCAACCTCCCCAGCTTCGACCATAACCCCTAATCATGTTTACACCTAATGCTCTATATTGATCTGCTAATGGTGTACCAGATCCTTTATCCGCCTGTCGACCATCCCTTGGCCAGATAACCGGAATCCATTTGGGTCTTGCATTAATCGCTGCAGCATGAACAGCTGGTACTTCTTTAGCCTGTGTATAAGAATCATAAATATACACAATATCAGAATCACGATCCCATGCTATCCAAGCCGCTGTAGTTGGGTGATCCCAACCATAATCCATCCCACATATTCTTGGCCAATGATTAGGAATCTCAAAAGGCTCACACTTGATCAAGTCCTCTGGCACAGGGAACACTAGACCAGATCCTAATGCTGGAATACCCTGCTCCCTCATTTTTCTTTCATGAGGAGGTAAGGCTGACAAGATCTGTTCCTTAACTTCGTCAGTCATATGAGGAGCATCATCCCATCCTGCTTGTTGAATATATTGACCCTTTCTCAAATCATTAATAAATTGAGCAACAGTTTGTGTCATTCCATTCTCTGGAGTAAATGTCATATACACCATACCGTTCCTGTCAGCAGTCCTAGTAATAGCTTGAGTATAAATCTCTAAAGGCGGCTCCTCATCCAACCAAACAATATCTAAAGACTCCCCCATCCACATTTTCTTACCCATTTCATATGCCTTAAAAGCCAATCTAGAAAAACCTCCAGACACATGTTTAATCATTACAGAGTTATGGGCATTTGGAACACCAGCCTTTCTAGTTGCTTCGGAAATACAATGTAACGGAATAGCACCAGTTCCTTTTGCAGTAGCATCATCAGGTTGTCCTAATAACTCCTTCTGACAAATATCCCTAGTTGTTTCATTAGAAGCACCACCTGCCCACGCCCTAATTGGCCTATCCCACTTCCTACCTTGCCACCATTTAGGATAAATCCCAGTCAAGTGAAACGCCAACTCCATAGCACCACAATAACTTTTACCAATCCTGTTACCAGCCATTAACAATTTCTGAGCAGCGATAGCACCATGAAACTTTTCTTGGTACTCATAAGGTTTGTAATACTTCAGCTTATTATGAGCATGTCTAAATTCAAGTTCCTTAACCAACTCTAATGCTCTTTCAACACTCATCTATAACTATCCTCAAATTTACCCAAAGTATCCGCAATAAGATCCACTATAGCAAGGATACTATCTTTGTCCATATTATTCTTGTGGGCGGCTCCGAGCATGGCAAACAACTCTTGTAGCTTTTCTAAAGACTCATTCCTTGCGCCCTGTGTATCCTCAACCCAATTCATACCGAAGGAGTAACATCTATAATATTAGCATTCAATAACTTATTAAGTTCTTCTTTTAATTCTTCATCAGACTTACTATCCATACCATTAATATTAATCTGATTAACAGCTGTAAATCCTGCCCTATCTAATAAATCCTTACAAGCCTGTAATCTAACTTGCTGATTTGAAGCATTCTTAGCTAACTCTATAACTCCAGCTAATCCAAGTGTAGCTGAATCTCCAATTAACTTTTTTGTTTCTTCAGCAATCTTACTAGCAAATTTCCGCTTTAAGGCATAACCCTTCTGTGTAGCTGT